AGGCCCGTAGAGAGTAGATAATCGCCCGGACAGAACGCCCGAAGATGTATTCCAGACCACAAACAGAAATGGTAATGAAAATTATAGTGGTACGCAACACCGCCAATCTCCGTTCGAATCGGGGCACCCCTGCCAAAGTTTATACCGGTCGGTAAATACCGACCGTTTTATATTACAGGAGGTAATAAATATGACAATGCAAATGTTACAGGATATCTTTTTTACTTGCGTAATTCCTTTGCTCGGAATCCTTTGCGTTTATGGAGTTACTGCTTTAAAGAAATATGCAGAAGGAATTAAAGAACAAACAGATAATGATTTATATGATAAATATATTGATATGCTTATTAGTACAATTGAAACTTGTGTTATCGCAACGAACCAAACCTATGTTGATGAGTTAAAGAAACAAGGTAAGTTTGGTCCAGAAGAACATAATATTGCTTATCACAAGACATTTGATGCGGTCAAAGCTCTTTTGAGTGAAGAAGCGCAAAAATATCTTGCTACAATTTATGGAGATTTAGATTTTTATATCTCACAATTAATTCAGGAATCAGTTAGAGTAAACAAGTAAAAAAAAATAAGGGTTAGTGATTAATTTCACTAACCCTTTTTATTATTTTTCACTGTGCATTTTCATATCTTCGGAATCAACGAATAAATCATCTGCGTTTCAATCTTCACGAAGATAATGCTCTTCATCTTTTACTATTGGTAAAGAAATTGCTTTATTGTAATATAAATCGCCTTGACTATTGCCACCTAAACTATTATAAATTTTATGTAATTCAGTAAGTTTATCAAATTGAAATTGAGTCATATGCCCTTGTGCGATATACATTTTACAAGCGTTTATTAATTGATATTTATAAAATTGTAAGTCTTGCTCTCTTAATAATTTAAAATCTTTTTCAACTTCTCTTAAATTATCAACTGCTTCTCAATATTTTTTTTGTCAATACTCAAAAGTAGATTTTGATTCTATTTTAAAGTTATTTAAAGATTCTTCTAAACCTGTTTGGAAATCCTTGCAAGAATTTAAAACAGTGTTTTCAATCATTTCCTTTAGTTTTTCTTCGTCATATTTAGCAACTTTTTCTTCTTTTTTATTTTGCTCTTTTACTAAACGATCTCATATATATTTAATAAAAAAGCCTCCAAAAGCAACTAAAATATAGCTCAACAATGCATCGGCCGAAATATTCATAGTTGAGTCCTCCCCCTTCTTATTCTTGTATAATAAAAAAGGGGTTAAATACCCTTTTCTATTCTGACCAATCAAAACCTTCATTTTTGTTTGCGGTTACGGCTGAGGCCGATCGGCTTAACCCAGCGCCGCAAACATGGCTTCCAATACAAATCGCATCGCACTCATCTTGGGTGGCTTTTATACCATACTTATCTAGGACATATTGTTGAGCATTTCGCTTCTGGTCTGGTCTAGAACGGCCTTTAATTTGTAAAGAAGACTTTCAAGTTGAAGAAGGAACTATTACGAAATTTTTTTCTAACTCTACACAAGTTTCAAGAACAACACCAAATACATTTGCTAATACTTTAAATGTTTTTACATTATTTCCAACAGACGATTGTAATTGAATATCTTCAAAGGCAATAGTATCAATATTTCATTCTTGCGTCTTCTGGATAATAAATCGTCTAATATCTACTAATCGTTCTCCAACCTCTTCTTGATTTGTTGTTAAATGACCTCAATCTTTTAATTCATTATCTATAAAGACACATCATCCTGATACTCTACTTGCCTGATCTAATGCAAGTATATTAGACATTTGTGCTCCCAAAACCGCCTACACGCGCACCAGTCGCAGCATCATCGCCCGTTGTAATATATTTCTTAATGATACCTTGCCCGATTTTGTCTCCTGGGTTAAGCATAATATCTGCCGGAGAAAGATTAATCATCTGGAAGAAGATTTCACCTTCATTATCAGGATTGTTATAATAATCGCTATCAATAATTCCAATACCATTGGCTAAAATCATCCAAGATGTTAGTGGCGTAGAGCTTCTAACAGAAATTTCAAGATATTCATCATCTTCAAGTCGACATTTTACACCTGTTGGAACAAGCGTTGGACGAAGGCCAGTTCCTTTAGTGACTTTTTTCATATCGTTAATTTGATATGGAATCTTATCAGCGACATATCCATTTAATTCATCTACAAGATGTGCATAAGAAGGTACAATTGTCATCTCTGCTACTGTAAAATCGTAACCTGCGGAATGCGCAGTTGCACGAACTGGTAAAATTACACTTGTTTCTCCATTTTGAATATATTTACTTACGACTTCAAACTTACTCATTTATATATTCTCCTTAAATATTATAATCAACTTCATAATTTGGCTTAATATGTTGACTCGGTTCTTTTTCATCGTTGAAATGCTTAACAAGAGTTACTTTATACCATTCATCGACAATTTCGCCTTTCTGCTTCTTAACTTTAAATTCAGAACTATATTTACCAAGTTCAAACATAGAAGAGCGTTTAGCCTCTTCAATCAAACCCTTAGCCTCTTCATCTGTATCAACTCTAAAGACTTCTGTGGTACTTACTAAAAATTTACTCATCTTTACCTCACTGTAACTGTTATATTTTTATTGTTATACTTTGTTTTTGAATACTCTAAAATTTTATTAGCAACATCACTTGCGTAATGAGGAACTCCTGTTAATGTAACTTCTGAAATATTCAACTCATTGCACTGATTTGTAATAAATCGCGGTAGATTGTTAATTGGAGCTTTTCCAATTTCAATTTGAGAATCACCACCATAAGCATATACTTTTTGGTCATAAGCAAATGGGTCTATATTACAATAGATTACACGCATTCTACTACCCCCTCATCATAATTAAATAAATAATAAACATAAGAAGTATCTCCAATAGTAACCCAGCATTCAACCACATCATCATCGGTTAATGATACTTCTTTAATTGCGCCAAGTGAGCCTAGGCACTCATCAATAACAGCATTCTCTAAGACTGGATTACTATAATCATGTCCGATATGAAATACTGTATAATAATGCTGCTCATTGCTTAATAACATATAATAATCACCTTGATGGCGCAAATGCCAACTATCAATAAGTCGTTTTGCAGCGCTTAATTGCTCATTGTTATATTGTGGCAATCCAGTTATAATTGATTGATTTAACTGGAATAAAGTTGTATCAATACCAGTTCTGCCTTGAAACTCCCAATTAGAGCCATTCCACTTATATACGCTATGTGTATCTTTTACCAAAGCGCGTTCATTTAGTTTATTATTACGCTTTAGTTTTGTTAAAGTCTTAATATCTTGAACTTCAATCATAAACTTTACCTCTAAATTATTATATCATAAAAAATAAAAAAATGCAAGGATTATTTTATTGTAATCCTTGCATAAAATTAACAAACCAATAAAGAGCGACAATTAACCAATAATGTCCAAGTTTGGCATTATCAGCTAATGTTTGACATATATATTGGCGCAAAGCCATAAGCGTTAAAATAATTCTTAAACATTGAAGTATCATTAGAAATCCCTTCCTTTAAAATTGATCGTTTGATTTTGGCTACCACGTAAATATAGAGAAGTATCTCTTAATTCTATTTCAAATGGACCATCAACAAGAATATCAATATATTTTAATATTTCTTTTACTTCTGGTTCTTCACGCAATAATAAATCTTTTAAATAATATCCAGTCCAACAATAAACAGTTCTATCTGGAAATTTTTCTTTTACATGTTGAACAACAGATAATGATAAATCTAAATTATAAGTTGCAAATGGTTCTCCCCCCAATAAGCTAAAATTACGCTTGATACCATTCGCATCCATTTTTTCATCAATCAAATCTAAATAATTATCTGGTAAATCGTAGCCATGATCAGCAATCCATGTTTGCGGATTTTGGCATCCGTGGCAGCGGATAGGACAGCCTTGAACCCAAAAGCTCACAACTATCCCATCGCCATCTACCATATCATTATCCAAGATGCCAGCGTATTTAGTACGTTTTACCTCGACCATTCATTATCTCCTAGCTTATTGGAGTGTTTATAGCGAAGTTTAACTTCTTCTTGTTTACCAAGATTGAATGCTGTTGTATAGTTGCCAGTTAAGTAACCAGTTACTCTACGTAGACGCTGAATATGCTTGCTGCCGCACATAGGACAAGTTTCACCCATTTCATCAGTATACCCACAGTCTAGGCAAGTATCATTTGGAACATTTACTGCGAAATAAGGAATATCTTTATCCATTGCATAATTTACGATTTGTTCTAGGGCTTTTAAATTATTTTTTACTGTTGATTCAAGTTCAACATAAGTAATGCATCCAGCATTAGAATAGCCAGTTAATTGACTTTCAATATCAATTTTTTCAAAAGGAGAAATTTCTTTCCAAACAGGAACATGGATACTATTGGTGAAGAAATCATGCTCTGAAACGTTTGGAATCTTTCCATATTTTTCTTGGAATTTTTTCATTGCTGTATAGCAAAGATTTTCAGCAGGAGTATAATAAACTCCAAAATTTAAATGTTCTTCTTCTTTAAACTGGGCGCAACGCTTTTTATATAATTCTTCGATAGCTTTTGCGACGGCCATGCCCTCCGGTTCGGTGTGATCGCAGCCAATAAGAATTTGAAGTGTTTCAGCCAAACCAATCTGACCAATTACAAGAGTTCCATGTTTAAGCGCACTTCTAATTCCTTCTTCTGGTTTATATCCAAGCATTGTACCATTTTCATACATAAACTGCGCTGATGCAGGACTTTGCGCGCACATCCATTCATAACGCTCTTTTAACATATCTCTTGCTTCAAAGAGTTTTTTATCAAGAAGATCCATAAAATTATCTACTGCATCACCACTTCTTGATTTTGCCTCCATCGCAAGGAATGGAAGAAGAATAGTTACTGGTGCAAGATTTCCTCTACCATCTTTTGTTTGAGGATTTGTCCCAGGCTCAGCATTAATATCTGCTCCATTATAAGTACGACAACCCCTTGTCGTATTAATAGACTATGTCATCATCCAATGTTGTATTATCCTCTATTGGATGCTTATCGTTTCGGGGATAATGGAAACCCCTACTCTACTCGCTTCTTCATATAATTCTTTCTATTATATTATGCTTTCGATAGTCGTTGAGCTTTTATTATTAATAAATATTACTTGAAATATCGAATAATCTTATATTTTCCCAATCGTTTATTATACCAATCTTTAAAGAACCATCCTCTATTTACAGATAATTGAAAAGTATCTCTTGACATAGGATAATCCTCTATTAAAGATTGTCTGCTATTATATTCTTTGATTAACGCACCAGTTGAATATTCTAGCACTTGATAATAGGCATCTCCTTTGTTAAAAGGAATATGCACATGGCGCAAATTATTTCTAAATGCATGTAAATCATTTTCACTACGAGTTACCCATTCAAGATTGTTTGCGTTATTATTTAATTTATTACCATCTTTGTGATTTACTACAAATTCTTCATTAAATCCTTCACAAAAATGATAGGCAACTAAACGATGAATAAAGAATCTTTTTTTATTTGGAGTATATAATGTAACTCTACGATAGCCAGCGTTATTTATATCGCCAGTTAAAATTTGTTTAGTTTTTTTATTTCTAACATTTCCAAAATTAGAAATTTCATAATTATTTTCATAACCCTTAATAGGTTTCCATATTTCTTTCATATGCCCAATTCCTCCTTAGAATAATGGCTGTTATTAATAAATTTAGCACACGAGTAACGCTTTTAAGCGCTTCCTCCGTTTAGACAAGTTTTATATATTATATTACTATAATAAACCACAGGTTAGTTTATGGTTGATACGTATGTATTCGGGTCATTTCTGTCATATCCAGCATTTGTGCTCCAATCTACATTAACATAGTTTGGATATAGTCTCTGTGCTGTTGATTTTAGCGCAAGCTGGAATAAATCATAGTTTGGATCGCCTGGCTTACGATTAACACCTTTCATGCACTGGAAGATTCCACAAGGGAAAATTGAAGTTTTATGTAAAGCGCCTAATCCTTCAATGGAAACATCTAAAATTTCTTTTGTTACCATTCTGCCTTCTGGAAGAGTACATGTTCCATAATTAATGGAAGTAAAAGGTAACTGATTACCGGAACGGCTTTGGAGAGTATTTAAGTTATGATACATACCTTCGACAGCCTGATGAGTTTCCTTTTCAGTCATATCCATCGCATAGCGATATGCTTTTGGAAACTTTTTATATTCGTCATCTTCAATTGATTTTTCTTCTGGCTTATCGACTTCACCTTTAAGTTCCATGTTTTCGATATATTTTAGTCCATCTTTAAAATGTTTATAAAAAGATTTTCTAACATATGGAACCATAGTCCAGTCAATATGACTAGCACTAACTCCACCGAATTGCTGCAATGACTGAAGCTGGAAAATAACAGCGACTAATTGAAATGCTGTATTGACTGAATTGGCTGGTCTTACGTCAGTTTGACGAGTATTAAATCCAGTAGCAAGGATTTTGTCAAATGGGATCGTTAGGCAGTTATGCATTCCAACAGCATAACTATCTAAGTCATGAATATATATATAATTGTCTAAGTGATTGCGGCGAGACATTTCTGACATACAGTAATCAAGAGCATATTTTTTCATTAAAGCTCTATTGGCTTCACCCATACGACCGCCGAATGAATGTTCATCAACGTTGGCATTTTGATTTTGAACATCGCTAGCATCAAGTTTACGTGCGACTTCTTTCATGAAAGCAGTATTATGTTCACGAACCCTTGTGCGCTCATATCGGTATTGGATATAAGCTCTGGCAACATCTTTACGTTTGCAAGACATTAAACCATTTTCAACTAAATCTTGAATTTCTTCAACAGTTAATTCATGGTCAGCAAGATCGGCAGCTTCCTTAACAAAAGCCGCGATATTTGCGGCCTTGGCTTCGGCGTACGGTGTTATCGAGCCATCTACTTCTTCAAAAGCAGCCAATACTGCTTTTTCGATTTTGCGTCCATCGAACTCTACGACAGAACCATCTCTTTTAATAATTAATAGCATTGTGTTTTCCTCCTAAGTATTTAATTATTTCTAGGAATTTTACATTCCGCAATTATATTTAAAATCTGTTTTATAATAATTAA